CAGCGATCCGGGATGGGTGTGGATTGGCGACGACGACAATACGCTCGATCCGGCGATGCTGAAGGCCGTGGCAGCCTACGAAGGCTCACGCACCGATGCAGTGATCTTCGCGCAGCGCCGCGGCTCGAACGTGGCGCCGCCGTCTAGCGCGGTGAATCGCGTGGACGCCGCGCAGATCGTCGCGCGGCGAGAGTTCATCGGTCACCACAGGTTGCCCCTCGAGTACAACGGCGACGGCAAGTGGATCTCCGAGCTGTGCAGTCGCGGCCGTGTCGTCATGGATTACCGCGAGTTCACCCGCTACAACGGACGCTTGCCATGCTGACGCTTGTCACCGCCACCGGCGCGCGTCCTGAGGCCTGGGCGCTGTGCGAGCGCTGGATGATGCGGCAGACCTATGCCGGGCCGGTGCGCTGGGTGATCGTCGACGACGGCCCCGAGCCGCAGCCGATCACATTCCGGCGCGACGGGTGGGAACTGGTGCTGATCCGCCCAGCGCCGTTCTGGAGGCCTGGTCAGAATACGCAGGCGCGCAACCTCACGCGCGGCATGGAAGCGGTCGGCCGCGACGATGTCGCCGTCTTCATCGAGGACGATGATCACTATGCGGCTGGCTGGCTTGACGCGGTCGCCAGCAAGATCGACCGCGCGGAGTTGATCGGCACGCCGCGCGCCCGCTACTACAACCTGCCAGCGCGGGTCGCGCGGCAGTTGAACAACGGCCAGCATTCGAGCTTGTGCAGCAGCGCGATTCGCGGCAGCGCGATCGACGAGATGAGGCACACCCTGCGCAAGGCCGAAAAGTTCATCGACTTGCAGCTTTGGCAGCGCGTACGCAGTCGCCACCTGTTTGGCGGTCAGTATGTGACCGGCATCAAGGGGCTGCCAGGGCGCGGGGGCATCGGCATGGGGCACTGCGCCAACATGGTCGGACAGCGCGACCCTGACCTGCGCATCCTGCGCGAGTGGATTGGAGACGACGCGGAGGCGTATCTGTGAGCACTGTGACGCTGGCCGAGGTCAAGCAGTACCTGCGCCAGATCCATGACGATGACGACGACCTGCTGCAGTCGCTGATCGACGGCGCTGAGCGCGAGGCGCTGGCGTTTCTCGGCAGCGACACGCTGGAGGTCGACGAGACGGACATCGATGCGCCTTCGGTGCCGGCCGACGTGATCAGCGCGATCAAGATGCTGGTGCGCGCCGACTACGAGGCCACCGATCCAGAAGTGGCGAATGCTTGGCGCAAGTGCGCCGAGATCAAGATGTACCCGTACCGCTCTGGGCTTGGCGTATGAGCCTCGCCGCGCGCCTGCGCCATCGCGTCCGCATCGAGGAGCGCGTCGAGGTGCAGGATTCAGAGACAGGTGACGTGTCGTGGACTTGGGTGCCGCTGGCGCTCGCGCTGTCGACGAGCACGTCTAGCACGTCGTCGTCCGATGGCGCAGTCAGTGTGCCGGCCGAGGTGCTGACCGGGCCAGGTCGCGAGACGTTCGCAGCAGGAACGAAGCAGGCCGAGGCCGACGCGCGGATGACGCTGCGGTGGTTCCCGGGCCTGACGGCTGCGCATCGGATCGTCTGGCAGTCCACGCCATACGACATCGTGTCAATCGAGACGGACGCCACCGGCCGGCGTGAGTACCGGCTGCGCGTCAAGGCGGGAGTGAACAACGGTGGCTGACGGCCTGACAATTCGCGTCGAGGGTGCCGATCGCGTCTCGCAGATGCTGAAGACGCTGCCGGCCGAGGTCGAGCGCCAGGGCGGCAATGCGATCCGGTCTGCGCTGCGCGATGCTCTGAAGCCGATGCAGGCTGCCGCGCAGGCTGGCGTCGATCGCATCACAGCGACGCCCAACGTCGGCGGCGTCGAAGTCACCACGGGCCTGCTGCGCGAGTCGATCGTGATCCGCCGCGGGCGCATGCCGCCGGGCGTGAAGGGCGAGCGCTACCTACTGCGCGTGTCTCGCAAGCGTTACGGGGAAAACCGCGGGCGCAACGTCACGACGCCGCAAGTCGGGCGCCTGCTCGAGTACGGCTGGGAGAACTACACCGCGCAGCCATGGCTCCGGCCGGCCTATGAGGCCGAGAAGGCAGCGACCGCACAGCGCGCCGTGTCGTCTGCCGAGCAGCGCCTGCAAGCCATCCTCGACAGGCTGACCCGCTGATGTTCCCGCGCATCTTTCAGACCATCGCGGCCGACGCGGTGGTGACGGCCATGATTGGCACGAACCCGGTGCGGTTCTACCTGCACGGCAGCGCGCCGCAAAAGGTCGCGGCGCCCTACTGCACCTGGTACATCGTCGCCGGAACGCCAGAGAACAACCTCAGCACAGCGCCGGCCACCGATCGCTGGACGATTCAGGTCGACTGCTGGTCTGACAACGCCGGCACCGGATCTGCTGACGTCGAAACGCTGGCCGAAGCCGTGCGCGACGCGCTGGAGCCTATCGGCCACATGACCGCAGTCGTCGTCAACACGCGCGATCCAGAGACGATGCGGTTCCGCATCGGGCTGCAGTTCGACATCTGGCTGAACCGGCCGGAGACGAGCAGCAGCGCCTAACCCATTCGGGCCACAAGCCCGCACCTGATTCTGCCCGAGCGCTCGGGCGGAAAACCGGCGCGCGTCCGCGTGTCGGGAACTTCGCGAAGGAGACACACTCATGACGACCGGCACGGTCAAGAGCCAGGGCACGAAGCTGTACTTCGCCGTCGCTGGCACGTCCTCGGAAATCCACGCGGTTGCCTGCCCGACGCAGATCTCGGGCCTCGGCGGCGCCGCCAACCAGATCGACATCACCTGTCTCGATTCCGCCGAGATGGAGTATGTGCGTGGCATGCAGAACCCGGGACAGATCACGGTCCCGATCAACCTGATTCCGCGCTCGGCCAGTCACCAGGCGCTGCTCGACCTGCGCACGTCGGGCGACGAGACGTCGTTCGGCATCTTCGGGCCGGATTCCGACCCGCCGACCGATGTCGACAGCAACGGCAACCTCGTCGGCACGGCCGCGGACCAGAAGCCGAACATCATCTTCCGCGGCTACGTCGCCGACTTCACCATCGATGTCGGCACGAACGACATCTGGCGCGGGTCGATCACGATCCAGCGCACCGGTGCGCCGCAGTACAACTTCCCGACCGCCGACCTGGCGTAACGCACCCAACGGCTAGACCCAACGGCGATTTTCCGGTTTCGGGCGGGCGGCCTCTGTGCCGTTCGCCGTGGCTCATGCCGCCTGTCCCGATCGGATGAGGATTCACGATGGACACGATTCGCAAGACCTACACCTTCAAGGGCCAGGAGCACGAAGCGTACTTCAAGGCGCTCACCGTGCTCGACACCCAGAAACTGCTTCGCGGCCAGAAGGCCGCCATCGGCGACGACGGCAAGGCCCGCATGGATCTCGACTATGCGCAGGAGTACGAGCGCTCACTGATGCTGGTGCAGCTGACGCTCGTCGATTCCGACGGCCGCCGCGTCTACCAGTCGCTGCAGAGCATGCAGAACGAACCAACGGCCCGGCTCGCCAAGCTGATCGCGCTGGCGAAGGAAGCCGAGAAGGAATGGGCTGACGAGGGAAACTGACCGACGCCCAGACGCGGTTCATGTTCCGGCTGTCGCTGCTGTTGCGGCGGCCGGTCCATGAACTGATGGAGATGCCCGCCTGGGCGCTGCGCGGCTATGCGCAGTATCTGTCGAAGTTGCCGGCCCCCGATGAGCGCATCGAGTTCGCGCTGGCGAACTTGGCGTGCATGTACGGCAACACGCACCGCAAGCAGGGCAGCAGTCCGCGCAAGCTGGCTGAGTTCCTGCTGTTCAAGCAAGACCCGTGGAAGGCCGAGGCCGACGAAGAGTCGGGCATGGCCGTGTTCAACTCGATTGCGGCCGCATTGATGGAGCGCTGATGAAGATCTCGGTCATCCTCGAAATGCTGACCGCGCAGTTCGAGACGGACAGCAAGCGGGCGCAGAAAGTCTTCGATCAGTCGGTGCGCGAGATCGAGGGCGCGGCAAAGCGGGCCGGCGTCGCGGTTGGCGCCGGCCTGGCTGGCGCTGCCACGGCACTCGGTGCGCTGGCCCAGCAGGCGATCAAGACTGCTGACCAGATGGGCGAGGCGTCGCAGCGAACCGGCGTCACGACCGAGGCGCTGTCTCGCCTGAAGTTCGCGGCCGAGCAGTCGGGCACCTCGTTTGCTGCTGTCGAGAAGGGCCTGCAGCGCATTGCGCGCGAGGCCGATGCAGGCGGCGCCACGCTGCAGCGCATCGGCGTGGCGGCCACTGACAGCGCCGGCAAGATGCGGCCTGTGAATGACATCCTGTTGGATGTGGCCGATCGCTTCGGCAGGATGGGCAACGCCACCGAGCGCGCTGCCGCGGCACAAGCGATCTTCGGCAAGGCCGGCGCGGAACTTGTCCCGCTGCTGTCTCAAGGTCGCGCCGGGATTGAGGCGCTGGGCGACGAGGCCGAGCGGCTTGGCATCGTGTTCTCGCAGGAGACGGCCGATGCTGCCGGCGCGTTCAATGACAACCTCGACAAGCTGAAGTCTGCGGCGCTTGGGCTGGGCAACGACCTGGCTACCGAGTTGCTGCCGGCATTGCTCGAGGTGACGAATGCGGCCGTCGCGTTCGTGCAGCAGATCCGCGAGGACGGCACGCTTGCGGCATGGATTGACGGCATTCGCGAGGCGGCTGGCTACATCGATGAACTTGCAGTGTTCATCGCCACGCGGTTGGTTGCAGGCGCTCTAGTCGGGCTGATTTCTTCGCTTGGCGCGACGGGTGCATCACTGCTGAGCGTGACGGCACTGACGCGTGGATGGTCGCTCGCGCTGGCTACCCTGGGCGGGCCGATCGGTGTCGCGCTGACGGCCGCCGCCGCGCTTGGCGTGGCTATCTATAGCTACGAAGACGCGGCCGACCAGGCGCGCGACGCAAGCGAGACGCTGGCGCGCTCGATCGACGTGCTGAACGAAGCGCAGGGGCAAGGCATCCGCCCTGCGCTTGCTGCCGCAGAAGCGCAGCGCGAGGCCGCATCGGCTGCGCTCGAGCAGGCAAAAGCAGACCTAGCGGCAGCGCAGGCGCGAGCCAAGCTCAACGAGCAGATGCAGGCGTCGCTGATGTCCGGGCCGCGCGGCGAGCCGGGTGCGGGCGCGGCGATCGGTGGCGCCGGCATTGCCGTGGCGCTGTCGGCTGCCGAGGTGCAGGAACTGCAGACCGTGATCGCTGGCCTCGAGGCCACGATCGGCGACAGCAATGCGGCGATCGACAAGAGCAAGCAGAAGCTGCGCGAGTGGGAAGAGCGCTTGCGCGGCATCCGCGAGGAAGGCGTGCGCCTGGCGCCGAAGGTGAAGGACGTCACCGACGAGACCCAGAAACTGCGCGAGGCCATGGAAGCCGCCGAGGATGCGCGCTTTGATGACTACATGGAGCGCGTGCGCGATGCTGCCGAGGGCGCGCAAGGTGCGCTGGATGACATGCAGCGCGATCTTGTCGGCGAACTGGGCGGGCCAGGGCAACAGGCTGTTGACGAGTGGGCTGCTGCCATCCTGCGCGCAAAGGCTGCGCTCGACTTGCTGCGTCAGTCCGCGCCGCTCACTGCAGAGCAGATCGCGCAGTTCTCTGACATCGCAATCAAGGCAACCGAGAAACTTAACCTCAAGCTCGACGAGGTCAACGAGTCGCAGGAGGAAGCCGCACGCCGCGCCGACACGGTCGCGAACCGCGTTGCCGATTCCTGGCAGTCCGGCATCGACCAGATGTCGTATGCCATTGCCGACTTCCTGACTGGACAAATCGACAGTTGGAACGACTTCGGCGACGCGCTCGTCAACATCTGGAAGCGCACGATTGCCGACATGCTGGGCGCCGCCATTCGCGCCAACCTGACAGAGGCGCTGCAGGGCGGCGGCATTCAATCATTGTTTGGCGGATCTGGTACTGCGAGCTTGCTTGGCGGCAGCGGCGGCGGAAGCGCGTTGACTAGTCTTTTCCAGGCCGGATCGGGCGGCCCTGTCGCGCTTGCGATGGCAATCAACTATGCGGTCTATGGCGCGCTCGGCAGGGCGTTTGGCGGCAGCGAGCAAGGCGCCGCAATCGGTGGCACATTGCTGGGCCCGATCGGCGCGTTGATTGGCGGGATCATCGGGCCGACAGAAGACCCGCTATTGCGTGTCCGCTCGACCGAGTTCAGCGGCAACCGTCGCAGCGAGGGCCGCGCCACGTCCGCGCTCGGCGATATCTTCGTGCGCACCGAAGACCTTGGCGACGGTGCGCCGACGAGTCCAGAGATTGCCCAGAGAATCGCGGACTTCGACAACCTGCTCGCCGGCTTCCTCAACGAAGAGCAGCTGGCCGCAGTGCGCGAGCGACTGGCCAACGTCAACGACACGTTCCGCGACGGCACCGCAACGATTGAATCTGCGCTGTCTTCACGCTTCGGCGCTGTGTTGTCGGTGATGAGCGAGAACGTGCAGCGCTTCGTCGGCTCGGCTGGCACGCTTGAGGATCGGGTGCGCCGACTGGCAGATGCAATCCAGATCGAGGGCATCGTCGACGCCGGCACGATTGGCAATTCGTTCGACGTGGTTGCTGCGCTGCTGGAAGAGTATCGGAGCGGCACGGAAGACCTGGGACAGACCTACGGCCGCATCATGCAGTCCGTCGGGCTGCTGGAATCTGCGCTCGACCTGTCTGGCGTGTCGCTCAACATGACGCGCGAGCAGTTTGTCAGGTTCGCGACCGACATCACCGAGGCGGCCGGCGGCGTCGAGCGTGCCAGCGCGCTGTGGACCGCCTATTTCGAGAACTTCTACAGCGCGCAGGAACGCGCCGAACTGGCCGTGCGCCAGGCGACGCAATCGGCAGAGCAGCAGTTCGCGGACATCGGGCTGAACCTTGGCGACTTCACTGGCGAGGGCGGCAGTGCTGCATTCCGCCAGGCTTTCGAGTCGATCCTGCCCGAACTGTCAGCAGAGCAGGTTGTCGAGTGGCTCGAAGCTGCCGCAGCACTTGGCCTGCTCAACGAAGCCATCGCAGCACTTGGCGGCAACACTGAAACGGGCGCGACGGCTATCGGCACGGTCGACGATCTGCTCGGGTCTTTCATGGAGCGCATCGAAGAGCAGATCGGGCGACTTGCGCCGCCGCCATCTTTCGAGGATCGCATTGCGGCAGTCAACGCCGAGATCGCGCAACTGATCGCCGACGCCGAGAAGCTGGGCGCGTCCGAAGAGCAGATCGCGCGCATTCGCGAACTCGGCCAGTTGCGGCTAGGCGCGATCCTTGAGGAACAATCCGCAGCAATGGCCGCGCAGGCGCAAGCGGCCAGCGATCTGTCGGGCTACCTTGCCAACCTGGCAGCCGAGGCAGGCGGCGGCATCACGCCGCTCACCGGCGCGCTGCAGTCGCTGCGCTCAGAGTACGACGAGCACATCAGGCGCATCACCGAGCTTGCCATTGCGTCTGGTCGCACGGCAGCGTCGCAGGAAGAACTCGCCATCGCGACCGACTGGTATCGCGGGCGCGTGCGCCTGCTGATCGCTGAACTGACCGGCGAGGCGCAGTCGATCGTCGCGCAACTGTACGGCGGCACGGCTACCGGCGCGGCTACTGGCACCAGCATCAACGCAGCCGGCGGCGAGACGGGCGCCATCGCGCAGGTTCAGACCGCGATGCAGTCGCGCTACGAAGAGGAACTGCGCTACCTGCAGCAGTTGCAAGACTTCATCAACGGACTGTCGCTGTCGTCGCTGTCGCCGCTGACGCCAGAAGAACGGCTCGCCGAAGCGCAGCGGCAGTATCTTGATTTGCTCGCCCGCGCGCAGTCTGGCGACGTCGACGCACTGGGCCAGTTGCAGCAGGCCGCGCAGGCGTATCTGCAAGAGGCGCAGGGCTTCTTCGGTGGCGTCGGCGCATACAGCGGCATCTTCAGCAGCGTCCAGCAGGCGCTGCAGGCGCTGGTGCTCAACGGCCCGATGCAGCCGCAAACCGGTGGCACGCAGGTCGGCGGCGGGGGCGGCGGCGCCGTGACGGTCGAGCCCGGCCCGGGCTTCGTCGAACTGTCGGTGGCCGAGCGCCTGGAACTGGCGTCGCAGCTGGTCACGGTCTTGCGCGACCTCATTGCCGCATCGGGATCGTCTCTGTCCGAGGTGTCGTCGCAGCTTGGCCTCGACCTGCGCGACCTGGTCACCGATCTTGGCGTGAACCTGGACGAACTGACGACCGCATCGGCTGTTCGGCTGTCCGAGATCGCCCGGGCGCTTGGCGTCGAACTGGGCGACCTGGCCTCGTCGATCGGCATTGACCTTGGCAGCCTGGCCGACGAGCAGTCGCTTTTGAACGACGCGCTCGAATCGACCATCGATGGCTTGCCGCCAGAGTTCCGCGAGCAGCTGCGCGAGTACCTGACCGCGATCGAGGACGCAACGAGCGAGGCCGACGCGCGCGCAGCGGTCGCCGCCGCTGAGGCCGAAATCGAGCGGTTGCCGCCCAACATCCGCGACATGCTTGCGCCGTTTTTCGGCGGCATCAGTTCGCCGACCGACAGCCTGCTTGCTGCCACGCTTGACCAGGCAGGCGATGTTGCACAGATCGTCAGCATCGCAGGCGAGATTCGCGACATCCTCAACGAGCCGGAGCCGGTCCCGCCCGAACCGCCGATTCCTGGCATCGAGTCGGCAGTGGTGATCGAGCTGGCCGCCGTGCGCGAGGAGCTGGCCACACTGCGCCGCGAGCGCAAGGCGGCCGATCGCGAGTCGTCCGAACAAATGGATCGTCAGACGCAGACGATCCAGCGATCGGCAGGCGGCGCGACGTTGAGCCGGGGCCGCTGATGTCTTCAATCCTGCTGGCAACGATCCGCTTCACTGGCGGATATGACACCGCGCGCGTCGCGACGGACTGGTACTACAGCCGCGCGACGGATTCCGTCGGCGTTCTGGAGTGGCAAGGCCGCATCGTGTCCGAGCCGACGTACTCGGTGCAGCTCGGCTGCATCGTCTGGCAGTCGCGCACGTCGGTCAGTGTCGGCTCGCTTGACGTCGCCGACACGGCCGGCGAACTGGCATGGGATGCAGTCGAGGCGCGTGATGCGATCTGCGAACTGCGCCTGGCCGAGCGCGGGCAGTCATACGATGAAACGACGCTTGTCGGACGCTGCATCGTCGACAGCGTCGAGCGTGTCGGCATCGTCTGGCGCCTGACACTGCGCGGGATCGACACGCTGCTCGATCGGCCGCTGCAGGCGACGCTATTCGATGCGGTCGCCACAAGCTCATCCGACACGACGTCGACAAGCGAAGGCTTCATAGACGACGGCAAGCCTCCGAACTTCAACGCAGCGGGCAATCCGACGCTTGAGGGCGATAAGGTGCCAGTGGTTTACGGCAAGGTGTGGCAGCATGAACCGCCGCTGATCGACCCGACGCTGCTTGTGCATCAGGTCACTGACTGCGGAATTGTCGAGATCACCGAGGTCTACTCGGGCGGCAGCATTGCAAATCCGCCGGACAGCAGCGACGAAGATTGGGACTATGCGATGGCCCGCAGCGGCTTCCGCATGTTCACCGAGCCGTCCGCGCGGGTTACGGTCAACTGCAACGGCATCCGCGCACTTGGCTTCCCGCTTACCCTCACGCGTTTCGGTCAAGACGCGTGGACGTCGGGCGGCCCGGCAGGATGGACCGTCACAGAGGGCACTGGCGCGGCCGTGACGCTGGTCGACGACGTTGGCGCGCGCATGACGACGAGCAACGGTACGTGCTCGCTGGCATTCGACACGGGGACAAGTGGCGACGAGTGGATTGTGGTCCTTGTCGAGGTCGCCGAAATCGCCGAGGGCTACCTGCGCGTCACCGCAGGCCAGACCTACGACATCAAGCGGCCAGGGCGGCATCCGATCATCACGACCGTAGGCGACTCGCCGCTGATCACGCTGGAGGCTGTGCGCGAGGGGACGGCAGACGTCACCGTCGCGTCGGCCGCCGTCTATCCGCTTGATCCTGCGGAGGGGACAAAGTCACTCGTCGAAATGATGCGCCACGTGATCGTCGCCAGGGCAGCAATTCCTGACGCGGCGCCTGGCGAAGTCCCGATCATCGGCGAGGCCGGCGATTTCGACGACCCTGAAGATCTGAGCAAGTTCACAACAGAGACTTCCGTCGGTGACGGCTCTTTTGCCGTTGTGGCCGGCGCTGCAGAGATCACCGCCGGGAACTTCGCCGACACATCCATTGCGCTGCTGATCTGGGAGTCATACGAGTTACAGCCAGGGGAGCGGTACACATTCAGCGCCGGCATTGATACGACCAGCTGGAGCGGCGCGCGCTCGCAGTTTGTCGGCGTCGATGTCGTGTTCTTCCCGACAAGCGGCAACCTTGCCGATGCCGTGACGCTGGCGTCCGTTGGCGCAAACGAGGTTACGACCGTCGCCGGCACATTCGAGCCGCTGGTGCCTGGATTATTTCGCATCGAAGTGTCGGCGGGCGATCAAGAGCAACTTATCGCTCGCATCGCCAGCCTGGTGCTGACGCGCTATGACTTCCTCGATCGCGGCGAGACTGTCGACCTGACGTCGCTTGTAGACGTCGACGATGGGTCAGAGTTCGGCGTGGTGGCAACCGGCTCGGAGACTGTCCGCGATACTGTCGCGCGGATCATGGACAGCGTCTGTGGCTGGTTCTACCCGGACCCGTCCGGGCGCATTCGGTTCGGCCGGCTGCGATTGCCGTCCGGCCCGCCGGTGCTGACGATCGACGCCAGCAACATGTCGTCGCGCCCGAACTGGCAGCCCGATCTCGCGCCGGGCTTGTCCGACACGTGGGCGGGCGCGCGCAACTGGTCGCCATACAGCGACGGCGAGCTTGCTGGCATCACGTATCCGAACCGGCCGCCATTCCGCGCCGAGTTTCGCGAAAAACGCCAAAGCGCGTCGGCTGAACGCTATGCGCGCCCGTACACGCATGCACTCGGCGCCGAGCACATCGAGACGTACCTGTACAACGGCGCCGATGTCGCCAGCAACGCCGATCGAGTCGGCGCGCTCTACGAAGCCGCGCGCGGCGTCTGGACGGTCGATGTCGCGCTACCGTCCGCATCCGACGCCAACCTGATCCGCTGCGATCAGATCGTGAGCCTGTCCGATCCGTCCTTCGGCGTCGACGACGGCAAGCTGGCGTTGATTGTCGGGGTCGCCGGGCGCTACCGATCCAACCTGCTGACGCTCACGCTTTGGGGTGCAACCGATGCCAGCTAACCCGACGAGCCTGCTGTGCTACCGCAACTGGTGTGCAGAGTATGGCCGCATCGCTTCCGGCTCGGCGCTGTTCGAGACAGCCGCGCCGCTGTCTAATGCTTTGACGTACCAGGCCGGGCAACTAGCGATCCTTGCCGACACCTCGACGACCGAGGCGACGCTCTCGATCGAAGTCGGCGCCGAGGGCACGTCAAGCAACAGCATCGGGCGCCCTGTCGGTATGGTGGCGCTTGTCAACACGAACGTCATCCTAGACCCGTCTGACGCTGCGGCGATCTCGGTCACGCTCACGGACGAGGATGGCGGCACGGTCACGTGTAACGCGCCTGCGGTCACGCTGCATGGCAGCGGCGAGGCGATGCAGACGATCGTTTTCGACGTCGGCAACGACGGCACGGGCGGCGGCAACCTGTCCGCTATCGTGCTGGTCACGGTCAACATCGGCGCGATTTTCGGCAGCCGCGATCCGTGGTCTGGCGCCATCAGTGTCGAACCGTTTCAGGTCGGCACCATCGTCGCCGGGCCTGCATGGCGACCGTCGCGCGGCATTCGGCTTGCCGGCGCGGCGCAGGGCATCGGCGACAACAGTCCGCGCGTGCGCAGCATCGGCGAAACGCTATGGGCGGCGCCGCAAACACGCATGCGGACGATGTCTTTCGAGTTGTCGCTGCCAGAGTCGGAGATCGAAGCCGAGCCGCCGTTGTGCGGCCTGCGCCAGCTTGCCGAGTGGTGCGGCGTGTCGCGCCCCCTCATCGTCGTCCCGCATCAGATCACAGACCAATACGCGGCGCGGCAGTCGGTCTACGGCTACCTGGAGGACGTGCCGGCCTGGCCCGCGATCGACAAGAGCGGCGCAGGCATCGAGCACCGCGTGCAACTCACGATCAGGGAATCGAAGTAATGGCAATCCCATCAGCATGGTTGACCGTTCGGGTTTACGGCACATACATCCAGCGAGACGGCGAGCCGGCAGTTGGGCGCGTCGTGTTCCATTCGCCGCAAGTCGTCGTCGTCGACGGCATCGTGGTGATCCCGCGCAACATCGTCTGCGAGTTGGACGAAGACGGGTTCTTTGAGTACGACCTGCCGACTACCAACGACGTCGACATCGCCCCTGGCGGGTGGACGTACACCGTGCGCGAGATCTTCGACGGCGGCGGCGGGCGGGCAGCGTTTGCCATGGCCGCGCCTGTCGGGTCCGACATCAACATCGCAGCGGCGACGCCGGTCACGCCCGTTGACGAAAAGCAGGCGCTGGAACTCTGGCAGTTGTACGACGTCGACGACAGCGCAGAATCGCCAGACAACGGCGACGTGCTGATCTGGAACAGCAGCGACGGCAAGTGGATTCCAGGGCCGCAGACTGGGGGCGGCGGCGGCGACGGCAACGACGGATGGTCCCCGATCCTTGCCGTGGTCGCTGACGGCGAGCGGCGCGTCCTGCAAGTGGACGACTGGACCGGAGGCGAGGGCACGAAGCCTGCTGTCGGCAGCTACATCGGCGCGTCCGGGCTTGTGGCGTCGATCGGCGACGCTGTGGACATTCGCGGCGCGACCGGTGCGACGGGCGCGACTGGCCCCACTGGCGCCAACGGACCCCAAGGCCCGCAGGGCGAGACCGGGCCGGCAGGCCCAGCCGGTGCAACGGGTGCTACAGGCCCGCAGGGGCCGCAAGGCGACACGGGACCGACTGGCGCTACGGGGCCTGAAGGTCCGCAGGGGCCGGCGGGGCCGACCGGCGACACTGGACCAGCCGGCCCAAACACCGTCAGCACATCCACCAGCACCAACATCACCGGCCTGCTGGAGGGCAACGGCTCGAATGTCGCTGGGCGCGCGATCGGCGTCGCCAGCGCCACCGACATCCCGACCCGAGGCGACGCGGACACGCGCTATGCGGCGGCGAGTCACACGCAGGCGTGGAGCACCATCACCAGCACGCCCACGACGCGCAGCGGCTACGGAATCACCGATGCTGCTGGCAATGGCGCGGTGACGGGATCTGGCCTGACGATGGCTACAGCTCGCCTGCTCGGCCGCACGACCGCAAGCACTGGTGCGGTCGAAGAAATCAGCGTCGGTGTTGGGTTGTCGCTGTCGGCTGGCACACTGACGGCTACGGGTGGCGGCGGCAGCCCCGGCGGCAGCAGCGGGCAGGTGCAGTTTAACGACTCATCAAGTTTCGGCGGCGCTCCGCTGTGGGTCGAGGACGCAAACACCATCGCGCAGCGAAACAGCACGACGACGCAGGTGGCGTATTGGTACAAGACGTTCACCGACGCCAGCAACTACGAGCGATTGTCGGTCAAGCCGGGCGCCGCGTCGGGCTGGATGCAGCTATGCGCGGAAACTGCGGGCACCGGCACGGACAACATCGGCCTTGCGCTAACGCCAGCAGGGACTGGGGCGATTTCGGCGCACGTGCCAGACAGCACAGCGACGGGCGGCAACGCTCGCGGCGCGAATGCTTTGGACCTTCAAACGCTGCGATCAAATGCCAATCAAGTGGCGTCCGGGTTAGGCTCATTCGTCGCTGGCTACAACAACCGAGCGAGCAACACTGGCTCTGTAGCCATTGGTGTGCAGTGCGTATCGACTGGCGATGGCGGCGCGGTAGCCATCGGCAACCAAAACACAGCGTCAGCTACATCAGCGGTTGCGCTTGGCGTCCTGAACACTGCATCCGGCGCTCAGTCGTGGGTGCCCGGCGGGCAGCGCGCAACGACTCGCGGCCTCGCCGGCACGCGCGCATACGCTGCTGACCGAAGATCGGCAGACGGGGACGCACAAGTCACCGGCCAACCTGTCAGGGCTACCACGTCGAGCACGTCTGCAACCACGCTAACAACCAATGCGGGAGCTGTCGTATCGACTAACGTCATGGTCCTGCCGAACAACTCAAGCGCGGGGTTTCGAGCGCGCGTATGCGCCCGCAACGCGACCAACGTCGGCAGCGGCTCGTGGGAAATCTGCGGCACGATCGAGCGCGGCGCGAATGCGGCCAGCACCGCAATCGTCGGCAGCACGACCGTCCGCGCTTTCGGCGTGTCCGCATCGCTTGGCAGCCCGACCGTAAATGTCGTCGCCGACACCACGCAAGGCGCAGCCGTGATCCAAGTCACCGCCGCCAATTCCGACACGACCTACTGGGTTGGCGACGTCGAACTCGTGCAGGTCGCCTAGGAGGACACATGAGCATCACCGCAACCCTGAGCAAAAAGCGTCACCTCGCCGCCGCGTCCGCAGCGTGGCTCAAGACGATTCCGAGCGATCCCGAGCAGCCGTGGCCCTATGCGACGGTCGAGGACTACGTGCAGGCCGCGCTCGTGCGCGTAGCCGAATCCTGGGCCGACTCGACCGGCGTGGACAAGCTGCCGATGGCCGACTTCGTGCTGCGATTCGAGCCGGCAGAGATCGCCGCCATCAAGGCAGCGGCATCCGGCGGCGATCAGATCGCGGCTGGATTCATCGCCCGGCTCGGCACACTGACGCACGTCCGGCTGGGTGGCGACGAATCGGTGGCAGCGTTCGTCTATCTCGTCAACGTCGGCCTGCTGACGCAGGAGCGGGCGGATGCGATCACGGCATATGACATCCCGCAGCCTCCGGAGTGACCGCACGGATTGCGCACAGCAATCCGCAAGTGCGTGATCCGTTTGCGGTGTCTGGTGCCGGCGAAGGGCGCCGGCTGGCCGTCGGCAGTCTCTCGCCCGCTACGGTAGCGCCGCACGTCCTGGTCCGTGACGTCCTCGAGGTGCACGCCTACCTGACGCACATCGCCGGCCTCGTCAAGCGCGGCGAGCGCAGCGCCAAGACGCTCGCCGGCTACGAGGGCAGCAGCGTTATGCGTCGGGTTTCAGTGTCGTGTAATTCCATCGGGGTTTCCAGATCAATCGGTTATCGGCGGATTAGGCGACGACGTGTAATCTGTCGTGTAACTCAGTCGCTTAACGACGCGTTAGGCGTCAGGCGCATCGCTTTGCCGGCCAGTCCTTTGCGGTCAAGGTAATCCAGCACCTCGCGCGTAAGCTGCCTGTCTCCCGCCTCGCTGCCTTCGCCTTTCCTCGCGAAAATCAGCCGGCGTAGCAGGCGACGCACAAGAAGCGCAAGGTCGTCGCATTGCCTGCGCAACCGGATCACCTCGTCAATCCCGTTCCGCGCCACATCAATCACTCCCGCATACTCGCCGTGTTTCGCTTCGTCCTCTGCCATGTTTCGCTCCGTAGGTTCCGCCCAACAGTGCGGTCGAGGCGGACCTCTGCACCGCACTTCAAGTTATTCCGATGCCTCACGCCCGCAGAGGCCGCTCACCGCTGCGTTGGGCGTCAGCGAATAGGAAAGCCTTCCTTAATCCTGCGCCGTTCAATCTCTTTAAGTCTTTTGGCTTCGTCTTTGTGGTTCTCATCGCTTTCATCGAAGCGCACCCAACCTTTGCCCGCGCCCATGTAAATGTAACCGTGTCTTAGAGTGAACACCTTTGCACACGAGAATACGTGACTTTGCGCTCCGGCTTGCACAAATCCATCACTCCCGCCTTCTCGCCGAGTATTGTTTTCTCGCCTTTCCCACGACTTTCCGCAATAGGGGCATTCGTATCTCCTTTGGGAGATAAAAAGAGTGCGGATTTTAGGGCAGCTAATTGAATGCGGTTGCGTTAAGAGATCAGATCGTGGCTTTATCCGTGCGGAATATGCTGGCTCCATGGATGCGGTTACGCAAAAATCTAGCGTTTCTCCCGACTGTGTATCAAACACGGCAACATCGATTCCAACGCCTTGTTGCGCAAGGGCGCCTGAAAACTCAAACATGTCTAGTTGTCGCGCGGCTTCCTCCGCAACTCGCGGAGGATGGTTGTCAATTCTAACGATTCCGTCGCTTTCGCTCTGGTATTTTGTGCACCACGCTTTTATCTTTCGCGTCGCGTACTTGTTATTTTCGGCCATTATCCGTGCTCCGTAGGTTACGCCCAACATCCAATTCCACGCGACCGCCAACCCACTCGCCAATCCAAGCGCCTCGCGCGGCGCGTGAATTAGGCGTCAGCCCGCGCGGGCCGCTTCGTTCCAGGCTTGCGCCGCAAGCTCCTGCGACTCTGCGCTGCCGATTGGGTGGTAGCTGTTGCGGAATTCAATGCTCCAATCGTCACAGCAACCACCATGCACTCGCGCCCATTTCGGCCTGTCGCCTTCCGCGTCTATTACAAGGCGTTGCGGCACGGCGCCGCACGGGCATGGGCGCAGGCTAACAGTGCGGTCAACGCGACCGCCATCCGACCCTTCGTTCATTCCGGTTGCTCCTTCGTGCGGCGGCGCGTTACCGCTGCGTTATGGCGCTTAGGGTTTGCGAACATCAAATTCCCCTTGCACATTGCGCCATCATGGCGTATATTGTCCACATCGCAGCAAAACGCTGCGACCCGGCGCCTCCAGGGAACACAGCGGGGCGGAGCAAGAAAATGACGATCCAGTACGAAGTCGAAAAGTTCGCCCGGGGCTCGCAAGGCCAGTGGTTCGGCTACGGCGCCCGCCGCTTTGGTGGCCTCGCTGCGGCCCGCGCCTATATGGAGCAGTTCGCCGCCGAGCAAGCCAGCGTCCTCGGCAACGGCATCCGCATCGACCTGCGCACGCGCAAGGGCCGCACGGTCATCGCCACGGTGGGCGGACGCATGCACGACGCGACCACGATCCGCGAGGTTTCCTGATGGCTGGCCGCCCCTCAGCGGCGGCCGAGAAGGCCGCCAAGTGGCTGGCCGCGGGCCACGGCACGCCAGCTCAGGCTGCGCGCCGGTTCGGCCTGTCGCCCAGGCAGGCCCAGCGCATTGCAGTGGCTGCCGGCCTGGCGCCGCAGCCCGTGGGCCGGCCGCGCGTCCTGGGGCCAGCGCCATAACACGTCGGTCAACGCGACCGCCATCCGTCTCATCAGTCATTTCCGTTGCTCTCCGTGTGGCGGCGCGTTACCGCTGCGTTCTGCGTCAATATCGAGGGTGGTACATCATCGCTTCGTCCACCACCTTGTCGCAGTCGGTGGTGAAGCGCATGCCGTGCGGCATCTTGAAAATCAGCACCGGCTCGCCGCCAAGGCCTTCGTCGTCAGCACCGTAGGCAAAGTCCGCAGCGTACATGCGCTCGCGTAGCCACCTGTATCGCTCCGCATCTTTCTTGTCGTCTCGCTCGCTCATCTCAATACTCCGTATGGGGGTGACGCAGAACAGGCCATTTCAGCCGACCCGGATACCCAGCCGCAAACCCAATCACTCGGGCTGGCGGCTGAATGCCGCGTTGGGCGTCAGTCGGCAATGCACTTCCGCAGCACCGCCGCCTGAATCTGTGCGTTGGCTTCGTCCAGTGCTTCGAGTTCTTCGGCCACTTCTTGCATGCACTGGCGAAGCCGCGCGTTTTCACACCGCTGAACGTCCAGGTCTTCCGCAAGCACCATCCGTACCGCTTTATGCGGCGACGTTTCAGGAAATATCCTGTCGCTTTCAAGCGCCTCATGGCGCGCATCGTTCTCGTTGGCGCACAGGGTAAGCCAGCCATGGCGCGACATGCAGTACCAGCGCCCAACAGGGTGCTCAAGCGGACCACGGTCCGAACTTTGATTCATAGTTCACTCCTGCGGCGCTGTAGAGAAACCCCTACAGCGCCGCCATTCACTCACGGACTGAAAGACCCCAGCAGAACATCGCCCTTCTTGCCGTGCGTGACGACGTTCGCCGCCACGTCCGAGAGCGCCCGATTGATCTGGGCCTCGAACACGCCAGCGCTCATCTCTGGCAGGATCTTGCTGATGTCCGTCCTTCGTGTTGCCTTGTGGTCGCTCACTTCACTTCTCCTTTCGGCTTGAAACCGCTCGCGATCGAGCGAGCCATCGACCCCTTCCAATTGATGTGACCCAGGCGCCACGGGGTGTTGGAACGCTTGGCGTACTCGCGCCGGTGCTCCGGTGTGTCCTTGCGATCGACTGGCCGGACTGGCTTGTGCCGGCTCATGCCGCCACCTTCGCGATGTCAGCGCGCTCCAGGACTCCGATCAGCGCCTGGCGGATGCGCTCGAAGTCGTCGGCCGCGTAGAGCTTCGCAGCCTTGTCCTGCGCGACCGGGTGAATTCCGAGCTGGGCCAGTCCGTCGGCCGACACCGATAAGGGGGAGATCGCGGCATTGATCTCGCCGAGCTTCAGGCGACGGCCGACCATTTTCCCGGCGTCGGGAACATGGTGAGTCTTCGGCGGGAGTTGCGGCTGGCAACGCTCGGCTTCGCGCCGCTCGGCCTCCTTGCGCGCCCGCTCTTCGTCTTCCGCGGCCTTGCGTGCCCTCGCCTCTTCCTCAGCCCGGATCCGCTGGCGCTCGGTCTCCAGTCGCTCCTCTTCGCGGCGCTTGGCGTCTGCGATCCGGGCCGCGATCAGGTTCCGGAGATCGTCCGGGCTCTTCGTGTGCGCGAGCGTCACCGCATCGGCGAACAGGTGACGATCCACGACTTCCCGGAGAAGCAGTCCGTTCTGCGCGACCCTGCCCGCGATGGAGGACGCGGAAACCTTCGCTGCCGCCACTGCCGAGTCGATCGCTGCCCTCATGCTGGCGAGCGTCTTCAGACCCTTGATCGACGCCCCGATCTCACTCGCGAGCGATGCCGGAATGCCGATAGCGAACTCTTGCAGGCCGGCGTTGATCTCGGCGTAGTGCGCGCGGACGGACTCGACGCCATCCCGGACCAGGGCCTCTTTCCGGCGTTCCTTCTCGGACTTGACCAGCTTGTCCAGCTCCAGGCGAACGCGCCTCGTCTCGGCCGCAATGTCGTCGATGGTCCGGCAGACCGCATCGACATCCGCCATCTGCCCGAGCACGCCGGCCTTTGCAGACTCGAGCCGGTCCTCGACGCCCTTGCACCACTTCACCGTCGCCTCTGCGTCGGCGAAATCTTCGTCGGTGGTCAGCTCGCGATTGATCGCGCCGAGCACCGCCAGCGCGTGTTCCTTGAACTCACCCAGGTTGCTCGCCGTGACCATGCCTCGGGCCTCGATGTGCAGGTACGGCAGGCTTTCCGGGGTCTTGCCGATCGGCTTCGGCGCTTCGTGCTCTGGCTGGAATGCCTCGAGGTCTCGCTCGAACTGCGCCCATCCCTGCTGGATGCGCTCGCGCATCTCTGGATCCGACTCGTACCAGCACGCCCGGTGATCGACCAGATCGCCGTCGTCATCCCACTGTGACGCAGTGAACAGCACACGCTCGGCGCCGCTGACCAGGAGCTGGTGCTCCATCTGCGCGCGATGATCTTCCGGGAGGTGCTCGTGAACCGCTGACTTCGTGTAGCCGGCGAGCTTGATGGCCGTGAACGCACGGATCAGTCTGGCGTTCAGCGTCTTGTGTTCCCAAGCCGTGTCGCCAAGCACCGTCAGGCCGTCGAAGCTGGCGGAGTACCGGCCGCTCACCCCGATGCACGGGAACAGCTCTTCGCAGACGATCCGCTCGGCCTCAGTCCGAGCAAGGGCCTCGAACTGGTGGCCGTCGTCGAAACGCTTCTGAGTTACCGGATCGACTTCCGGCGAGATGCCGGTCGCGTACTCGCGCAGTAAATCCATCCGGCTCTTGTACGGGCTGACGCCGAGCATTGCCGGGGCGTCACTGGCGTTCCAGTGCTGGCGCCGGTGAGCGTGCCACTCCGGGGTTCCCTGGATCAGGTCAACGGTCTTCATCGCTCGTCTCCTCGACATCGGTCACGTCGCCACGAATCCGCGCCTTCTGCGCGTCCGTGAGCGAGCCCTTGGTGCTTATCATGGTGATAGCTTCCTCGGCAGTTTTCCGGCCCGACTCGATGGCCTGGCGCCACCGCGGGAGGTTCTGCTCGAAGTCGGCTTGCGGGTACTCGGGAAGCGCCGGGCGCGGCGGCGCGATAGCAGCCTGCGCGGGCTGCGAGTCGATGACGCGGACATCGAGGTCTTGAGCTTCCTCGCTGACCATCATCCCGCCCAGTGCGGCCGGGTAGACCGCGCGAACGCCCTCAGCAATGCACCGGGCGCGAAGCATTGCCCGCGGGTAGTTCTTCCAGTTGTCCTTGCCGGTGAGGCCGGCAGCTTTCGCTTGATCCAACGTCCACGCCATGCGGAGTTTCCCGCCCGACTTGTGGGAGAACGTGGCGTCGGCGACCTTCTCGGACAGCTCGTGCCACTCGACGGTCCCGCCCATCTGCTGAAAGCGCGCGAGAACACTGTGGGTCTTCCGGGCCGCCCGGCCCTGGATGATGTCGTAGTCCTGCGTGATGGTAGCCGGGTGCTGGCCTTCGGCCTGCGCTACCAACATCAACGCGAGCGCCTGCTCTGGCGTCTTCATGCCGAACAATCCGGACTTCGCGACCGCAAGCGCCATGCTCTGCACCTCTTGGAACGGTACGATGTTGCTCACGTGACACTCCTCTCGCGCTTGCGCGCGTTCACGTAGTCCTTCCCCTTCTGGATGGCGCTCGCGGCCGCGTATCGCTTGGGCCGGCAGTAGGTCGCAGCGGCCTCGACCAGCGTCTCGGCCGTGGTCTGGCGCGGGCGCAGCGGGATCACGTTCGGCGCGCGCTCCATGGACGTCTCGCAGCCGAGCGATGCGGCGGCGCGCAGGTTGGCCGAGCGCTGGAACCAGCGCGCGAGGCGCTCTTGGGCGGACGGGCTGTACGTGCTGCGGGTCACGATGTTCATGCAGCCTCCCCGAACAGCCCGCGCTGCGATCCCGCCATCTTCAAGTTCGCGCAGGCTTGCGCGTAGTAACTGGCCTTCAGTTCGACGCCAACGAATCGCCGGCCCATTTCCAGTGCGACATAGCCTTCGCTACCGATGCCGGCAAACGGGCTAAGCACTACGTCTCCAGGGTTCGTCCAAAGATCAATGCCGCGCCGGATGACTTCCAGTTGCAGCGGGCAGATGTGGCGCTCGTCGTCGTGCTCGCGCGCTGACTTGAACTGAAGCGTGTCGGATGGATCAATGTCCATCCATACCGGGCTGGCTACCTTCTGCCACTTGTCCACCGGATACTGCGCTGGATCGTGCGTGACGCGATCCTCGACATCGCCCGGCGCCCGCATCGTGACCAGATAGTCAGGGATTCCCTGCCGACTCATGCTGGCGTTCGTCCGCACGGTCTTGTGTAGCAGGCCAAGCGCCTTGGTGCGCTGCATGCTGGTAACTGGGTCCTTCCAGATGCACACCTCGCTTGCGTAGATGAATCCTTCGGCCTGAAAAGCACGAATCAGATCGCCACGAAAGTCGCGCAGCCCGATGTAGCCGTCGCGCTCTTTGCTCGTCGGCATCAACATGCAGTGAAAGCTGACATTGCGGCCTGGCTTCATCGCGCGCCGAAGCTCGCGGACCAAGAACGCGAATTGCTCGAAGAACTCCGCGTCGTCACGGCAGTTGCCCATGTCGCGCGGGCTGTTGCTGTACGTGTACAGCGATGCGAATGGCGGAGAGAAGATCGAGTAATCAACGCTGCGCTCTGGCAAGCCTTGCAGGGCCTCCACGCAATCGCCGTGAATCATCGTCCAATCGGCGCCGTGCGCCTGGTCTAGTGCGTTCATGCTGCCTCCGTCTTGAGCCATGCCGGCGGCGTGATGCGCTTGGCTGGCGTGTATGGGTTCGTGTTTCGGGTGACGCCGAGCACCTGCTCGCGAACAGCGCCAGCGGTTTCGGCGCTCAATTGCTCGGCCATGGCAGTGGCGTCTTGCTCCTTGCGGCGCAGGTTCGCGACTACGGCGCCCTCAAGCTCGGACGCGAATACGTGGACGTGAACCTCGCGCTGCTGGCCGAATCTCCAGCATCTGCGCACGGCCTGGTAATACGCCTCGAAGCTGTCGGTCACGCCGACAAAGGCCATTCGCGCGCAGTGCTGCCAGTTCAGCCCAAATCCGGCGATGCTTGGCTTCGTCACCAGCACGCGAATCCGGCCATCGGCAAAGGCAATCAGCCGTTCCTCTTTGACTTCGGGATCGTCGGATCCTCGAATTTCGACAGCCCCAGGAATTGCCGCGCGCAAGGCTTCGCCTTCAGCGTTCAGGTCGCACCAGACAATCCATGGCTCGTCGTCGGCATTGACCAGCGCCGCGCATGCCGCGACGCGATCAGCAAGGCTCGCGCGCCGAGCGTCACGACGCTCGCTGAGAGTCGAGGCTTCCAACGCAAACAGCATGCCGGCCTGAGCCGCAGTGCTGTGGTCTGCCTTGCAGATGTGCTGATGCACGCGCAGCGCCGGCAGGTCGTAGCGGCTGTCGTCGTAGCCAAGATCCGATGGCTTCCGAAGCAGTGCGGCCCAACTTGCAACCCAACGCCAGAACACCGGACGCGCGTGGCCTTTCAGGCGCCATGTCTGCGTGTCGCCTCCGTCATGGACGAAATACTCGGCGAGCATCTCGGTGCGCGTGCAGATGCCAAGGAACTCGGCATGCGTACCAAGCTCAGTCCAGTCGTTCGGGGCCGGCGTGGCTGTCGCGCACAGCTTGAACGGTGCGTGCCGGAATGCGCCCATCAACGTGCGCAGCGTCTTGGCGTCGTGGTGCTTGATGCAACTCGACTCGTCCAGCACAACAGCGCCAAAGCGCGACGCATCGAAGCGATGCAGTCGGTCGTAGTTGGTGATGGTGATGCCGGGCTGCACTTCGCTGCCGTCGCGGCATTGGCGCACCGTTACGTCGATGTCGTGGCCTTCGCGCACCGTCTGAGCCGCTACAGCCAGCGGCGCCAAGATCAGCACGTCATGACCAGTCTCGCGATGCACTGCATCAGCCCACGCCAGCTGCATGCGCGACTTGCCGAGACCAGTGTCGGCGAAGATCGCGCAACGCCCGCGGCGCAGCGCCCACGTGACCAGCGCCTGCTGATGCGGGAACAGCCCGTGATGCAGTCGAATTGTGCCGGCATAGTCGATGCCGGTCGGCGGCACGCTGGAAAGCTTGCGCTCGATAAGTTGCGCGTAGCTCATGCGGCTTTCCTCTCGTCGGCGGCCAGCGCGGCAACCAGTGCCGGCGATGGCGTCGCAGTCTTGGCGGCGCGGAGTTCGGCGGCGACGGCTGCGAAGGCCTGGGCGATGCGGTCGCAATCGTTGGCCTCGGTGGCGTGGGCAGACACCGTCATCTCGCCGCTGCGGATGTAGATCGCGGCCCAAGACTGGGTGCCGCACTGGATCAGCTGCACCGTCACCTCGGTGGCGTTGCTGCACTCGACCTGGTGGCGAGCCATCACGCTTCCTCCCCGTGGTCGGCGCGGGCCTCGAGCTCGGCCATCGTCGCGTCGCGCAGGTCGTCGTCGGTGAGGATGTCGCCGATGAGTTCCTTCATCGCCGGCTCGCTGCGATTGGCCCAGATCGGCGCCAGCAGCGTCCGAAGCGTGGCGTAGTCCGCGTGCGCCAGGACCGCGTCGGCTACTGCGCGCGGGTTCCACTCGAGCATGTCGCCGTTCCAGATGGCGCGCTCCACGGCGACCTCGGCCGAGTCGTCGTAGGCCGGCGCCCGGGGGTCGTCTTTGTGGCCTTGCCGGTCGTAGTACATCGGTGGCTCCTTGCATGCCGCAGAAGCGGCAACGTGGGGCCACACTACACGGTGCGAATAGCCCGTGTCAACACGCTACGCATAGTTTTCCGGCAAAAAGAGAGGCGCCCAACAACCGCGCCTCACAAAGTCACTTGCTGCGCATCGTGTGCGCAAGCGCAAGCAATCCGAAAGCCTCGCATAAACGTCCTCATACGTCATATCGAGCTGCAAGCGGCGCGTGTTGATGTTGCTCGCAAACGTCCTGGCCATCTCATCGTTCCTCCATCTCAGATTTCGAGACTAGACCTAGCCTCTTGCGCGCCGCCTGCGCGTAGTGCATAGTGCTGACCTACACGCTATGAAGAGGCCACGATGAAGCCACGCGACTACCTGAAGCAGTGGGTTGCCGATGCTGGCGGGTGTCCCGCTGCCGCGGCCCGGCTTAAGGTTCCCTATTCGACGCTCGCCGCGATCCTCAACGGATACCGCGGGATCTCGCCGCGCATGGCTGAGCGCATGCACAAGGCTGACCCGACGATTGACCGCAACGTGATCGTGTGGGTTCGGCCCCAATCCAGCGCGACGAAGAAGGCCGCCTGATGGACGCGCTCTTGATGATCGCGTTCTGGGCGTGGCTGACCGTGTGCCTTGCAGGCGCAGCGGTCGCGCTCCACGACGTCTGGACGATCCGGAGGGAACGCCAGTGAGCACCTTCGAGATCGTGCTGGCCGTGATCCTGCTGATCGTCGCCATGGCTGCCGGACTGGTCATGGCCGCGTGCATCGCGGTGATGACCGACCGGCAGTACCTCGGCGTTGACGAGGACATCCATCCGTGATTCGTCGATATGGCTGTACGAAGGTGCCGCAAGGCGCGTCGGACGCGGGTTCGATTCCCGCCACCTCCACCACTACGGGGGTGCTCGGTTTCGACGGTGCGTTGAGTGTCACTGGACAGCCCGCGATGGTTCCTGCGGCTCCGGGTAGCGGCGTGTCTGGCCGTCCGGGCGATGGGCCGAACTTCAAGCTGCCAATGACGACAGCTATTACCAGCCGATGCTTCGCGCTGCGTGACGTCCTCCGCCGGCCAGGGCGTGACCAAGGCCGGCACCTTCCCACGACCCGGCGCGCGCTGTCCCGCGTCCTTCTCCCGCGCATTGCTGGCGCGCGTCGGGTCACCCCTGTGTCGATGCCGCAACCTGAGAGCACTGCGGCACTTTGCCCGGTCTGCGCCGGGCCTTTTTCTTCGCAACAGCCAGACCTGTTCGGCCTGCCTCCGAGCCGGCCTGATCGTGAGCCGATGACGGAAGAGCAGATCGAGGCTTGGATGGCTGATCTGCCGTTCTGACCAGTTCAACCGCTCGGCACCGGATAGCTACCGGGCGCCCTGTTCCCGATGCCGGGGCGCAGCCGAGCGACCTACAACACATCGGGATGCCCTGGGGGCGGGGCGCATCGGAGCACTGAATGCCACGTATCCGCACCATCAAGCCAGAGTTCCCGCAGTCCGAAAGCATGGGCCGCGTGTCCCGTGATGCTCGTCTGCTTTTCGTCCAACTCTGGACGCTTTGCGACGATCACGGGAGGACTCGCGCGGCCTCGCGAATGCTCGCGAGCCTTCTTTTCCCCTACGACGACGACGCTCCTAGCCTTATCGAGGGCTGGCTTGCCGAACTTGAAGCCGAAGGCTGCATCGAACTCTACGAGCACAACGGCTCTCGATATCTGTTTGTCTGTAACTGGTTGATTCACCAGAAGATTGACAAGCCAAGCCGGCCTCAATTCCCTGATCCTCTCGAATGCTCGCGAAGCCTCGCGAAGCCTCGCGAACATTCGTCGTTGGACCAAGGACCAAGGACCAAGGAAGGGACCAAGGATCTTTCCGTTTCTTCCCTTCGGTCAGAAACGGCTAGCGCCATTCCGCCAAGCGAAGGCGAAGAACCGGCCGAGGTCAACGGCAAGCGCAAGCGCGCAACAGTCCCATGCCCAATCGAGCGCATCGCCGACCTTTGGGATGAAGTGCTGCCAGAGAAGCACTCGGTGACGCTGTGGACTGACGCACGCAAAGCCTCGATCAGCGCCAGGTGGCGCGAGATGGCGGCCTTCTACGGCTGGCAGCAGCAGGCAGACGGGATCGAGTGGTTTCGCAAGCTGTTCCGCAAGATGCGCGAGTCGGAGTTCCTGATGGGCCGGGCGCCGCCGCGCAGCAAGGACCAGCGCCCATTTCAGTTGGACATGGACTGGGCATTCGGGCCGAAGAACTTCACCAAGATCGTGGAGGGCAAGTACCATGAAACGGCTCGTCACTGAGACGGAATCAAAGGCCAAGCCGCAGCGCAACGGGACGGCGTGCTCGGCAATCGGGTGCCCGCTGCCGGCGACCTTTCACGGCGGCGAGGCCGGAGACTGCTGCGCGCTGCACGTAGGCGCCAAGCGGGCCGGGTGGCCAAAGGCGACCGAGGTTGCCATCGAGATGGCCAAGCTCTGGGAGATCGCCAGGGAGGCCGAATGCGCCGCGCCGATGGCAGACGACGAGATCCGCTCGCGGTCGCTGTTCAAGATCGCCGGCAGCTTCGGCCTGGTGTTCACCGATCCGCAGCGCGAGGTTTACCGGACCTCGAGGATCAAGTTGCGCGCGGCGGGCCTGATCGTGCAGACAGCCATCGCGCAGGCGGCCCGTGACGCCGCGGACACGGTGCATGATCGTGCTCCGGTGCAGTCCGATCCGGTCGACTCGTTGGCTGCGCTGCTGGCTGCCAGGGCCGCAGCATGACCGGCACCTTCCGCTGCCGTCCGATCATCTGCCCGCCGTGCGCCAGGTCCGCGGTAGACATCCAGCGGGCGAAGGCGCCGAGCACATGGGCCAGCGAGATCGACGCCATCGCAGACGAGCAACAACGTGAGTGCGTGCGCGAGTACCTGCGTGGCATCTACCGGCGCGCGCAGGAGCGGCAGCGGGCAAAGGTGGCTGCATGACCAGGATCGAACTTCCATGGCCGCCGACCGTGAACACCTACTGGCGCCACGTAGGGCCGAAGGTGCTGGTCAGCGACGGCGGCCGGCGCTACCGGCGCACAGTCGCCGACCTGGTCCTCGAGGCGCGGTGCTCGCGCGCAATTTCGCTTGGTCCGCTCCAAGGCCGCCTGCGGGTGTCGATCGACGTGCACGTGCCGGATCGCCGGCCGCGTGACGTCGACAACATGCTGAAGGCTCCGCTCGACGCGCTCACCAAGGCCGGGCTGTGGGTCGACGACAGCCAGATAGACGACCTGCGCATTGTGCGCCGCGGGATCGTCCATGGCGGGCTGATCGTCGTGGCAGTGGAGCAGATCGAACAACTGGAGGCCGCATGAGCAGTACCGGCAAGGACGGGCCGCACAAGCGGCACTATGGCTATCACCGCGACTACGGCGTGATCGGCCGCGACATCGAGCTCGACAAGCTCGCCACGCTGGTGACGGGCTTTGCGCAACACCAGGAGTCCGACATCGTGCTGATCGTGCTGCCGGATGGCACCGCATCCGCGCACTTGGTCGGCGTGATCGAGACCGAGCGGCTCGTCAGGCGGCACGGCGACAGCGTTGTGGGGATCTATCCGCAGCATCGGCAGGTCAAAGGCCTTCGCGAGAAGATCCGCCAGCGGATGATCAGCGAGGTGAACGCGCACATGGCCCGTCATGATCAACGGGAGGCGGCATGAACATCGAGGAACTGGCTGCATGGCTGAACCCGCAGACGATCCGCTACGACACGGGCCGCGGCGGAATTCCGACGATCACGCCGCAGGACGTGGCGGCTGCACTTGGCGTCGCGCGCGGCAAGGAGCCGTTGGGCGTGGAGATCATCCTGCAGCGATCGGCGCCTGATCTTGCGGCGACGAATGCGAAGACGCGCCGTCAGATGCTCGTTGATCTGGTCATCCGTGAGCACACGCGGCGGCAGAGGGCGTTGATTGTCGCTGGCGAGGCCAAGCTGACAGCCGAACTTCGCGCCGAGTTCCGCCAGGCGTCGCGGCTCGAGGTAAGCGCAGCCAGGCAGAAGCACGAGGAGGCGCGCGCGGCAGCGTGGCCAAAGCTCGGCGGCCAGTGGGCGCGTCTTATTGATCTCGTCGACCGCGAGATGGCGTCACACGGCCGCTGCCGCACTTGCGACGGGACTGGCGAGATATGGGTGCAGACGGCGGCAGGGCTTGACGCACGAGCCATGTGCAAGCGCTGCGGCGGCACTGGCGTCGAGCCGGTCAGTGGGCGCAAGCGATCCGAAATGGTCGGGATCACCGAAGCAACGTGGCGGCAGTGCTGGCAGCAGCCGCACGACTGGCTTTTCGCCGAGTGCGAGCGCGCGCGACTCAACGCTCGCCGCATCGCCGGACGGGCGCTATGGGGAGAGCGCGAAGAGGCCGCGTGATGCGAGGTTGATAGCCACGCATTTTTGCAGGCAATCTACCCACGATTGGCTCGCCGACACCGGCGGGCCTTTCGCGTTTCTACGGCCGGAGATTTCCGATGATCGAGCACGAACGCGACGCCTATGCGGCGACCGTGGCGGATGCGCGCGCCTACATGCGCGGCGACTACACCGACCCCATGCCGGGCACCCTGGCATCCGAGATCGACAGCTACGCGCGGGGCGCGCAGGCTGTCGCCATCACATGGACGGCCGCCATTGTTGCGGTCTGCCTCATGTTCGCCGCTGCGCTGTGGCCCACAAGCGCGCAGGCGCAGGCGATCGACCGCATCAAGCCTGCACAAGGGACCCTGCAAGTACCGCTCGCTGGGCTCTACGTGGACCAGACTGGACCGCAGCGGTATTGCGTCGTCGAGTTCGGCCGCATTGGTCCGTTCGACACCCATACGTTCCTGTTCTGCGCGGCCGGCTTCAACAATGCCGGCCACCACATCGTCACTGGCGATGTGCGCGTCGGCCAAGAGACGTTGCTGTATCGCCTTGCTGGCGATGGCCTGATGTTCCCGGCCGTGGTCAATAGCGTGACGATCACCGAGGCCTTCCCGTTCCAGATCAAGGTGAAGTTTGGGAGTCCTGGCGCGCAGTCGCCGACGTACACGCTGATTCGCCAGTGAGCTACGCCATGCAGGCGCCAGGGCGACGCACGGTGCGGGCATCCATCGCGGCGACAGCCGCGCACGCGGGACCAGCGGGGGCGGCTGGCATGCGAGTCGAGGCTTTGGTAATGACAGCCGGATCATCCGGCCTTGCGGTCTGGTCAGAGATCGCCAACGCCCCGCCTGAGATCCAATGGATCATGGCAGCAACGGCTGGCACGATCGCTGGCGCTACTGCAAGCGTCTTCGCATACCCTAACCTCAGTCACGGTCAGCGACTGGCCCGCATTGCGGTCTCGTTCTGTGCTGGTTTGCTGCTAGCTCCATACGCTGCCGCGCACATCCCGAGGCCGGACACGATCCCGCACGCCATGCATGTGTTCAGCGTGGCCGGACTGTGCTCGTTCGTGGCCTGGTCATTCGTGCGCGCCGCTCAGCGCAGGCTGGGCGGCATCGCTGAGCGAGCACTAGACAAAGTGGCGCCTCGCAAACAGCGGCAGCGCGACGAGCACGAGGACGGCGGGCCGTGATATCTGCCAGCAATCTGGCTTTGGCCATGGGCATTGGCGAACAATCGGCCGGGTTGTGGCTGCCTCACGTGAACGCCGCGCTCGAACTGTGCGGATGTCACACTGCTGAGCATGTGGCCATGTGGATCGCACAGGTCGGCCATGAGTCCGCAGGCCTGACGCGGCTGGTCGAGAATCTGAACTACACGCCAGAGGGCTTGATCGCTACATGGCCGAGCCGCTACACGCGCGAGCTTGCCGAGGCGCACGGACGAACGGGCAGCAAGCCGGCAGACCAGCGCGCAATCGCTCTGCATGTGTACGGCGATCGCCTGGGCAACCGGCCGGGCACAGAGGACGGGTGGCTGTACCGGGGTCGCGGACCCATCCAAGTGACTGGGCGAGCCAACGTGCGCGAGTGCGGCGATGCGATCGGCGTCGACCTGCTGCGCGACCCAAGCCTGCTAGAGATGCGGGCCACGGGCTGCGCGTCAACGTCGTGGTATTGGCGCAAACACCGCTTGGCCGGCTTCGGCGGCGACGTCCATGCAGTGACGCGCCGGATCAATGGCGGGCTGAATGGGCTTGCTGACCGGCAAGCCAGATACGATCGAGCACTTGCGGTCTTGCGCTGATGGATAGGCTGGCCGGCATTGTCCTGCTGCTGCTGTGCGGCATCGCCATCGGCGCTGGCGGCATGCGGATGTGGCAGTGGTCTGGCTACGTGGATGCGATCAAGGCCAAAGAGAAGGCCATCGGTGAGCGTGACGAGCTGGTGGCCAGGCTGGCAAAGGCCGAGGCTGAGCGCGACAAGGCGCAGGCACGCGCACGCGCCGAACGTCAGGAGATCTACGCACGTGACGAGGAAGCTGCTGCATGGGCTCGCGCTCCTGTGCCTCCCGCTCTGCGTGAGCGGGTGCGGAACGCTGCGGTCACTGCTGACGCCGCCGCCGCCCCCGGAAGCAGCGACGTGCCCAAGGCCTCCGCCCGCTGAGCTGTTCGCGCCGGTGCGCGTACCAGCCGTGTGCGCAGCGGTCACGACAGGGGAAGACCTGGTCGACTGCGCTGAGTCATGCCCGGCCGCACTGGCGACATGCAACGGGAAGCTGATCGAGGCCGGCAAGGCCTTCGAGGAGAAGTGAGATGTGGAAGAAGCTGAAGCTCGGTGGGATCGCGCTTGAGGCAATGCGATGGGCGGCTGACGTCGCGCGCTCCATCGATCCAGATGCGGCGCTGGCTGTCGTGCTGAAGGTCGTGGAAATCGAGCGCGGCAGGCGTGGCATTCCTGGTCACCTCAAGCTGACCGAGCTGTTGTCGTGGTTCGCCGAACAGTTTCCGCGGGCCGCAGATACCTCGGTCGTGATTGGCTACGTGAACACGCTAGTTCGCCTGTTCGATGCTTTGGGCGTGTTCCGCAAGGCCAAGAACGCGTAATGCCACGCAAGGCGCCAACGCATCGGCCTGCCAACATCCGAGCCAAGACACACGGCGATCGCCAGGCGCGACGAGCGCTGCCGACCTACTCGGCAACATGGCGCCGGCTGCGGGAACAGATCCTGGTGCGCGACGAGTACACGTGTCGGCACTGCGGGCGCTACGGCAACCACGTCGACCACGTCGACAACGACAGCCACAACAACGCAGAGAGCAACCTGCAGACGCTGTGCGCCGCGTGTCACTCGACCAAGACGGCACAGGAACAGGCAGGCAAGCCCAGCAGGCCAAAGGTTGCAGTCAACGCTGACGGATCACCGGAAGCCTGGCGATGAGTGACTGGCAGACGTGGGCCTTGCTTGAGCGATTGGCCAAGATCGACGAAAGACTGGATCGCATCGAACAGGCGCTGGCACTGATGCTGGGCGACGACGATGAGCCGGGCGACATGAGCGCCGGCAACATCGAGCGGGCGCCGACGCCTCTTTGACCGGGAGGGGTGGTCGCAAAGTCCGATGTGGCGTCAGCGCAACACGCGCCGAACTCGTTTTTTTGCACCGTCAATTGGGAAGTCCTGGATTTTTTGACATGAGCCGCCCGCGCAAGCCGCACAACCTGAAGGTCGTGGCCGGCACGGCGAGGCCTGATCGCGCTGCGCCTGTCGTCGAGTTGCCGACCGTCGAAGTTGCGCCGCCTGCGCCGGACTGGATGCCGAACGGTCACGCCGTGAAGGAATGGGATCGGCTGGCCTCGATCCTGACTGCGAACCGGATCCTGACCGAGGGCGGGCTCGCTGCCCTGGGTCAAATGTGCGCGCTTCACGGGAAGATCGTGCAGCTGTACGCGGCTGGTGAGTCGCCGAACGCATCGCTGATCGCGCAGTACCGGGCGCTCGCGAATGACTTCGGCTTGACGCCGGTTGCGCAAGGAAAGGTGAGATCGCATGGCGAAGAGCCGGCGGGAAACCCGTTCGCCGTCAACCGGCGGAAGAAAGGGGCGTGACTACGTCGCCATCGCGATCGACTACGCTCGCGAGGCGGCATCGGATCGGGGAGGGAATCGGTTCGGTCGGCTGATCAAGCTGGCGGCGCGGCGGTTTTTGTCGGACCTGGAGCGGGCCAAGGGGAAGCGCCCGCCGTTCGTGTTCGATGAGTGGGAGGCTGCCAACGCCTGCGACTTCCTGGAGAAGCTGCCGCACGTCGAGGGCGTTTGGGACACGCCGACGATCGTGCTGCATCCGTCGCACGTCTGGTTCGTCGTGCAGCTATTCGGTTTTCGCAGGCATGACGGCACGCGGCGCTTCACCTCGGCGCTGTTCGCGGTCGCGCGCAAGAACGCGAAGAGCACGCTTGCCGCCGGCATCCTGCTTTACTGCATGTGCTGCGAGGATGAGCCGGGCGCGCAGTTGATCAGCGCAGCCACGACCGGCAGCCAGGCGCGGATCATTTTCAACGTCGCCAAGCGGATGGCAGAGAAGACGGCCGCGCTGCGCGAGGCATTCGGGATCGAGTGCTGGGCCAACGCAGTCACGCGGCTCGAGATCGGCGGCAGCATGAAGCCGATCAACGCCAAGGCCAGCACGCAAGACGGCCTGAACCCGTCGCACTGCGCACTGGACGAGATCCACGCGCACAAGTCGCCTGACCTGCTGAACGTGCTTCAGTCGGCAGCCGGCGCTCGCCGCTCGCCGCTGTGGCTGTTCACGACGACGGAGGGCTACGAGTCGCCGGGGCCGTGGCCTGAACTGCGGCACTTCGCGCGGCAGGTGTTGGAGGGCGTGCTCGGCGTTGAGGCCGATCACTTCCTCGCGCTGTTCTTCTGCGTCGACGACGACGACGAGGACTTCGACGAAGCCTGCTGGATCAAGGCCAACCCGCTGGCGGATGCGAACCCGCACCTGCTGGCGGCGATCCGCAAGGAGTCCATCGAGGCGCGGGCGATGCCCGGCAAGCTGGCCGAGTTCAGGATCAAGCGCCTGAACCGGCAGAGCGCGTCGGCAAAGGCGCTGATCGACATCCGCAAGTGGAACCGGTGCGGCGAGCCTGTCGATTTGGACATGCTGGCCGGGCACCCGTGCTGGGCGGGCCTCGACCTGTCGAGCACAACCGACCTCACGTCGTGGCGCCTGGTCTGGCGCGTCGACGGCAAGTGGTTTACCTGGGGACGACGCTGGGTTCCGGCTGAGGCGGTGGCGCACCGGACGCAGCGCGGCAGCAACACCTATGCGGCGTGGGTGGCGGCCGGGCACATCACGCAGACCGACGGCGACACGGTCGACTATGCCGTGATCGAAAAGGCGATACGCGAGGACTGCAAGCGATTCGCGCCGCAGCAGATTGCCTTTGACGACTGGAACGCGAAAGACCTGAGCAACCGGCTACTTGAGGACGGGTTGCCACTCGTGCGCTTCATCCAAGGCCCGAAGAGCTACCACCCGGCGATGCAGGAAGTTGAACGGGCCTACCGCTCCGGCGACCTGGCGCACGGCGGCGACCCGGTCCTGCGCTGGTGTGCCAGCAACCTGATCCCGCGCCTTGACGCGAACATGAACATGGCGCCGGACAAGCGCCGGAGCCCGGACAAGGTGGACGACATGGCGGCGCTTTTCATGGCGGTAGGAGTAGCAATGGCGGCCGACAACCATGGCGACCTGGCCGGATTCCTGTCCAACCCGGTGAGGGCCTGAGCATGGGTTACTGGCGAGCTTTCGCCCGCTGGGTTGCCGGCGGCCTGTTGCGATATGCGGGCCTGCAGTACGGCGGGCCGATGGGCGTCGAGGAAGACGACGCGCAGACATCGCCGGTCACGTTCGACTCTGCGATGCAGCTGTCGGTCGTGTGGGCGTGCGTGAAGCTGCTGGCCGAAACGGTCGCATCGCTGCCGCTTGGCTTCTACCGCAAGAACGGAGCATTGCGCACAGCTGATCCGCAGCACCCGCTGGCGATCCTGTTCGCCGGCAAGGTCAACCGCTACCAGAACCGAATCGAGTTTTTCGAGACGCTGATCCTGAACCTGGTGCTGCATGGCAATGCCTACATTCTGATCGAGCGCCGCGGCGGGCTCATCGTGAGCCTGCTTCCGCTGATGTCTTCGCAGATGGAGGTCAGGCTGCTGGCTGACGGGTCGGTGGTCTACACGTACACGCAAGACACTGGCGTCGACGCCATTGCGCCGGAGCGAATCTGGCACATCAAGCTGTTTGGCAACGGCATCGTGGGCTTGTCGGCCCTCGACTACCAGCGGCGGAGCCTGGGTATCGCTGTCGGCGCCGAGAAGGCAACGGCGAAGGTCTACGCGAACGGCGGCAAGCGATCCGGCGTGCTGATGCTCGACCGGCTGCTGACCGAGGGGCAACGCGACCAAGTCCGCGCCAACTTCAACGGGCTTGTCGAGGGCGGCCAGCGACTGATGGTTCTGGAGGCCGGCGCGAAGTTCGAGCCGGTGGCGATGTCGCCGCAGGACATCGAGTTGCTGTCGAGCCGCAAGTTCAATGTCGAAGACCTGGCGCGCTGGTATGGCGTGCCGTCCGTGATGGTCAACGACACCAGCGGATCGACGGTCTGGGGCTCCGGCATCTCGGAAATCGTCCGCGGGTTCTACAAGCTGACGCTGCGGCCGATCCTGGAAAAGATCGAGCTTTCGATGGTCGTCAGCCTGATTCCGCCAGCCGAGCGATCGACGATCGAGGTCGAGTTTGATTTTGAGGGACTGCTGCGCGCTGACCAGAAGTCGCGGTTCGACGGCTATCGCGTCGGCATCCAGGGCGGCATCACGACGCCGAACGAGTGCCGCGCATGGGAAGGCTTGCCGCCAATGCAGGGCGGCGACCTTCTCTACATGCAGGGTGCAACCCTGCCGATCGACAAGCTGGGCCAACAGCAGGCAACGGCGCCAACTACGGCCGAGGAGCCGCAAGCATGACCATGGAACGCAAACTGCTGGGCCTCGAGATGATCGAGGTCAAGTTCGACGACGACCAGCCCGGCACGTTCGAGGGCTACGCATCGGTGTTCGGAGGGGTGGACAGCTACGGCGACACCATCCTGCCGGGCGCCTACAAGAAGACGCTGAGGAAGCGCGAGCGGCCGATTCGCATGCGCTGGAACCACTGGGGGCCGGTGATCGGCAAGTGGCTGAGCATCAGCGAAGACGAGAAGGGACTGCTGGTGCGCGGCGAACTGACGCCCGGGCATTCGGTCGCCGAGGACGTCTACGCATCCCTAAAGCATGGCGCGATCGACGGCATGAGCATCGGCTACCGGCCGGTGCAGATCCGCGAGCTTGGCGACGGCAAGCGCGAACTGAAAGAGATCGACCTGGTCGAGATCAGCATCGTCGAAGAGCCGGCCGACCTCGGCGCGCGCGTCGGCGACATCAAGTCGGTCGTGGACAGCATGACCAGTCTGAAGGACATCGAAGCGTGGCTGCGTGAGGCGCATCGCTTCAATCGGGCGGATGCGGGTGCGCTGGTGCACCGGATCAAGGCCCTGGCCCGCGGTGAGCGCGAGGACGAACCCAAGACCAGCACCGAGACGGCGCTCGCCATCCTGGCGCTGCGCACTCACGCACTCACCATAAGGAAATGAAGATGGATGCCGAACTGTCCAAGGCGCTCGACGCGCACACCGCAGCCGTAGAGGCTGCTGTCACCAAGTACGAAGGCCAGGTCAAGGAAGCCGGCAAGGCGTCGGAAGAGGCCAAGCAGGCCGTCCGCGTGCTGTCGGAAGAGTTCAAGGCCAAGATGGCCGAGATCAACGCGGCGATGATCGACATCGCGCAGAAGTCGACGGCGCCGTCCAGCCCGGCCGGCAAGCCGCTGTCGGCTGCCGAGGAGTTCGTCAAGTCCGACGACTTCAAGGACTTTGCCAACGGCGGCCGCAACGCGCGCGCCCGCATCGAGGTGAAGAACACCGTCCTGGCCGACAACACGACCACGACCTGGTTCGACCAGGTGCCAGGCATCGTGCCCGGCGCGCGCCTGCCGTTGACCGTGTACCGCTCGCTGCCGCAGTACCGCACCGGCACCGATTCGGTCGTGCTGATGCGCGAGGCCAGCTTCACCAACAGCGCGCAGGGGCAGACCGAGGGCCAGGAAAAGGCTCAGTCGGCCATGACCTTCAACAAGTACAACGTGGCGATCGAGACGATCGCGCACTGGCTCAAGGTGTCGAAGCAGCTGCTCGCCGACGCGCCGGCCGTGGTGTCGTGGATCGAGAACTCGCTGCGCTGGGGTGTCGAGGCAAAGGTCGACCAGCAGCTGATGAGCGGCACCGGCACTTCGCCGCAGCTGTCCGGCCTGACCGACAGCGGCAACTACACCGCGTACACGCCAAGCAGTGACGACACGCTGGCCGATGCCATCAACCGCGCCAAGTACCAGCTGTGGGCGCTGGGCTACATCGCGGACACGGTGTACGTGAACCCGGCCGACTGGGGCGCGCTGGAGCGCCTGCGCGAGTCGAGCGGCGGCGGGCAGTACCTGTACGGGCCGCCGGGCACGATCGCCGGCATGAACCCGTTCGGCGTCAATGTCGTGATCACGCCGCGCATCGATTCCGGCAAGTTCCTGATCGGCCAGACGGCGGTTGCGACTGGCGTCTGGAATCGCTCGGGCGCCGTGATCGAGATGGGCTACGAGGACAACGACTTCACGTCGAACCTCGTGACCATCCTGGCCGAGGTGCGCCTGGGCCTGGGCGTGACCGTCCCGGGGGCGATGCTCTACGGCGACTTCACTGCCTGATCGTGACACAACGGCGACCGACGACGGGCGGGGGAATCCTCGCCCGTCGTCTTTTGAGGAACGGCGATGAAAGTCCATGTGCTGAAACCCATCCGCGTCGATCGCCTGGGCGGCCTGAAGCCCGGCGCAGTGGTCGAGCTGCACCCGTCCGTCGGCAAGGCGTACCTGCAGCAGGGAGCGGTCGAGTTGTACGAAACCAAGGTCATTCGGGAGCGCCCTTTGCAGGCCGCTGGCGAGGCGCAACCATCGTCTGCATCGCAAGCGGTCCAAGCGTCACCGCAGACGACGTTGAGCGAGTCCGACAGTGGCGAGCCGAAGCGCAAGAGGGGAAAGCGCAAGACAGGCGAGTAATCGTCGTCAACACGACGTACCAGCTGGCGCCATGGGCCGATGCGCTCTATGCCATGGACTATCAGTGGTGGCGGGTGCACGGCACGCAGGTTGCCACCGATTTTCGAGGCGAGCGCGTCAGTAGCAACCCGGTTGCTTCGCTGGCCGTGACGCCGGTCAACAAGCAGGCCGTGCCGACGTTCGGCAACAGTGGCGCGGCGGCGGTGTCGCTGGCGGCCCATGCCGGCGCGCGGCGCGTGCTGCTGCTGGGCTACGACTGCCAGCGGACTGGCGGGATGGTGCACTGGCACGGCAACCATCCAAAAACATTGGGGAACGCGGGCGCGATGCCGCGATGGCCGAAGCAGTTCGCCGACCTGGCGAAGGCCATGGCCGAGCGCGGCGTCGAGGTCATCAACTGCTCGCGCGAGACAGCTCTTACGTGTTTCGAGCGAACGACGCTCGAGCTGGCTCTCGGAATGGAGGAACAATGATCGTCACCGCAACCGCTGATTTTGTCCACGAGCGCCGCAAAGTGCGGACGGGTCAGCAGATCAACGTGCATAGCGCAACGGCGCGCGACTTGCGCGCGCAGGGCCTGGTCACTTGGGGCGGCGCTGCCGTAGATGCTGGCCCTTTGGCCGTCACCGCTGGCGAGTCGCTGTCTGCATCGCCAGCGGCCCAAGCTGCACCGCAGACGACCTTGAGCGGATCCGCCGATGGCGATTTGGAGCCGACGACGAGGCGGCGCCGGAGGAAGGCCGAAGCGGACGAGCTGTCGTCGTAACCAACACGATGTTCCAGGCCGCGCCATGGGCTGATGCACTGTTCGCCATGGACGCGCCATGGTGGAACGTCTACCGCGACGAGGTCATGGCGAAGTTTCGAGGTGAGCGATTCAGCGCCGGACGCCGGCCAGATACGACGCCGACGCCTGCACCGACGTTCGGCAATAGCGGTGCCGGTGCGCTGGCCCTGGCCGCGCACTTCGGCGCGCTCAGGATCGTGATGGTCGGATACGACTGCCAGCGAACTGGCGGCATGACGCACAGCCACGGCGACCACCCGCCGACGCTTGGCAACGCCAAGACCATGCCGGCCTGGCCGGCCAAGTTCGAGCGCGCGGCGGCTCACCTGAGCAAGCTGGGCGTCGAGGCCATCAATGCGTCGCGCGCGACGGCACTCCGGTGCTTTCGCCGCGGCGACCTGCAAACCGAACTGGAGAAGCCCTGACGTGCCGAACCACGCGCGCCAAGATCCGCACTGCACGTACTGGACCGACGGCGATCCCGACGTGCCGGTCTTCCAGCATCCGGCCGAGATGGAGTGGCTGCTGGCGCTGTTCCGCGAGCGCAACCCGCGCCGCATCCTCGAGGTCGGCAGCTACTTCGGCGGAACGCTGAAGCAGTGGATCCGGCACGCCGAGCCGGGCGCAGTCGTGGTCAGTGTCGACCTGTACAACCTGCCGTATGCCGACAACCGCGCGCGCTACGCCGGCTGGGGCGCTGCTGCTGGCGTCGAGGTGCATGCCATCGCCGGCAACAGTTACGACCCTGTGACGGTGGCCGCCGCTGCGCAGTTCGGCCCGTTCGACTGGATCATGATCGACGGTGATCACCGCGATCGCGCCGTCCGTGGGGACTGGGCGGCGTATCGCCAGCTGGCCGCGCCGAATGGCGTTGTCCTGTTCCACGACATTCTCGACAACCGGCAGGCCCATCCTGAGATCCAGGTCGCGCCGGTTTGGGCCGAGATCAAGCGCCAGTACCGCACTGCCGAACTGATTGCCGGGAACGGCAAGTGGGGCGGTGTCGGCGCGGTGTTCATGGGCCAGCGACTGTGATCCTGCACATCCTGACCGCCTGCAGCCGGGCCGAGTTTCTGCCGGCATGGGCGGCCGAGCTCGCCGACGCGGCGCGCGGTGCGTGCATCGATCTGCGCTGGCATGTGGCTTTTGATCCGATGCGCCAGCACATCGGCGGCCAGCTGCTGAAGAACCGGATGCTGGACAGCATCCCGGCCAGCGATCCGGGATGGGTGTGGATTGGCGACGACGACAATACGCTCGATCCGGCGATGCTGAAGGCCGTGGCAGCCTACGAAGGCTCACGCACCGATGCAGTGATCTTCGCGCAGCGCCGCGGCTCG